TCCTTTTTCTTTGGTCTGCCTTTTTTAGCAGTAGTTTTTTTTGCAGGAGCTTTTTTCTTTGGCATGTTGTAATAAACACGCTCATTTGAAACTGGCTCGTCTGGTCGAACTTTTGCATTTAATCTAGCTTGTTGTTTTGCATCTTCTGATTTTTTCTTTGGCATATTATCTCCTAGCTAATGGTTGTAACTTTTCTACGGTTATTCATTACAGCTCCACAACCTTTAGCTATAAAACCACCGCTTTTCATTTTAGCACGGTTTTGTTTTGACATCGCCTTTTCTATAGCCATGCCTCTTTTTTTCTCATAAGAAGATAGTTTACCATCTTTATTAAGATCTGCTTTTGCTTTATTTTTTATCATAAGTCCTCCTTGTCTTACCGAAACTCTTGCTTTTTTTGTGTTAGCTACAACTGTTTTACCTTTAGCACCAGCTTTTTTCTTTTTTTTTGCAGTAGTTGCTCTTTCTGATTTTGATAAACTTCTAGCTTTAGCAGCTGGCAAACAACGATCTGGGTTTTTTTTATCTTTACTTGTGCCACAAGGTCCTTTGATAGAACCATCTGTGCCGATACGCACCCAGTTTTGTTTTCTCCATTCAGCTAATTGTCCCATTATCTAAGCCTTTCTTTCATTACAATACCTTGGCCTCTGATTACTGGACCTCCTTTAGCTTTTTTCTTTCTTTTGCTACCTTTTGCATAGTTTGGATCTTTACAATACTTTGATGCAGCCATATTTGCATAAGCACTTGGATATGTGTCGAATGTTCTTTTCGCCCAAGCTTTACCCTCTGGACAAATTTTCCCACCGCTTTTAACTTTACCACCTTTTTTCATTTTTATAGACTGCAAAGTTTTTGCTTGTGATGCATGTAATTTACTTGCTTTTTTTAAACCTTTAACTACTTTTTTAATTTTTGCTTTACTCATTTAACACTTCCACCTTCTTCTTGCTTGTCTAATTCTAGAGTTAGGATTGTTTCTTGTTTTAGCAGAGCTACGTTTAAGTTGTCCTAAAGATCTTGCACAATATGACTTTCTTCTTTTCGCAGCCTTACTACCTTTTTTTACTTTACCAGTAACAGCTCCTTTTAATTTAGATCCTGGATTAGCTTTACGATAGGCTTTTATGCCTTTCTTGGTCATTCCCGCCCCTTTTTTAGTGGGGCGGTAATTACCACCTTTTCCAGTTGTTCTACGAATAGCTTTAGCTGGTTTTCTGGTAGCCATTCATTTAATAGTTCTTATTCAACACCAAAATAATAGAATAAGCATCGCCACTTGAGTGACCTACAGTCGTAAAATCAATATCACCAGTTACGCCTGATCCTGCATTATTTGGTATGCCACTAAATCTATCATCATAGTATTCATCACCTGTGCTATCTGCTGGTAATGGTATTGCTAATACATTTGTTGTTGCATCGAACTCAATATCAACACCCATGCCTCTTGTAGCCCAATAAATTCGTGCTATAGAAACGCTAGTGCAAGATACGCCTAAATCATTAGGTTGCAGTGCCGAAACATCAACTTTTTTTACTGAAGATTCACCAGTACCGTCAGACTCATTAGTAAACTTTAAGATCGCAACTCTATCAGTATCCTGTATGGTTTGCGAAGTTACTGTATCTGCCATTGTTTACTCCTATCTTTCTACTGCTGCTACAACGTAGTCAATAGTCATAGTTTTTGCAGCTGCTTCGCCATTTTGAATACCAAATGAAACAGTTAGTTCTTCATCATCAGGTAAGTTAGCGTTAGTGACACCTACTGGCTCAGCATTGTTTATTGAATAATATACCTGTGATGTTCTATCAGGATCAATAAAGAATGAAACAGTAATAAACGTATCATCTGCCATAGTAGCAACATCTTCTGTAGAGGTGTTTGTGTTATCTTTTTCAATTAAAAAATCTAACCCAGCATCGCCGTCTGCTGAAATAAAGAATACGCCATCTGTTGTATCAAGAGGTGTTGTATCTGTAATACCTAAACCTATTACAAAGTCTGATTGATCAACATCACTTACTTTGAATCTTGCAGAAAAGTATGCTCTTTTGCTTGTACTTAATTTAAAGCTTTCACCTTTGAGTTGTAAAAAGTCTAAATCATTGTCGCCTGCAGCGTTCGTT